GGAAGAAATAAGTATGAAAAATTTTGCAAGGCGTAAAGAAGAAGAAGAGCAAGACGGTTACGATGATGACGAAGATGAAAACGATGCTCTCCGGATTGGAGAGCCGGTTTCACTCGGTGATTTAGACATTGACATGTTTTCCGAAGAGTTATAATATAAAGTAATAAAATAGTGGTTGGGTTGGTTCACGTCTTGTCCTTGTTTGCAATAATGGCTTGAAGGGCTTGTTGATTTTTCGCATTGTCTTGTGAATTTTTTGTAACAGTCGGCAAAAGCCCTAAAATTGTTGCTTGCATAGAATCGATTGTTTTACCGAGTTGGTCGATTTTTGAGGTATATCTTCCAACGGTTATTCCAAGGTTACCGGAAGAATCGGTGCCATCGGAATCGCCGCTTGTATCGGTGGTTAATCCTTCAATAATCATAGATGAAGATTGACTGAGTTCGATGAATAACATGAAAAGAAAGAAAAAAATGAATAAATATATAATTAAATTTGAAAACATTTACGTGTAATTTTATTTGGATACAGCGTTGTATAATAATTATAAATATTTTATTATTTGTTATAATTATTTTTTAAGTAAATGCATCTTTTTAAGTAAATGCATATGTTAAATTACGTCGATAGTTTGTTGGAATTATAAATTCTCTGCAAACCGGTTTCCCTAACAAGAAGGTTAAAAAATTAAAACGTTTTCCATATTCGAATCGTTTCTCTCCGTAATAAAGTGTAAATCCGACGACTCCAATCAAAATCAGCGCATATGTTAATCCTTTATTTATTTTATCGTATTTATCTTTTAATTCCTTGTCTTGTGTGTGTGATAATTCATTGATAATAATAAACTTTATGCACAGTGCGATAAAAAACATGATAAAGAAATTTTTATCCATTCGCGTTAATACGATAAACAAGGAGTATAGTACCAAGGTTTTGGAAAAGAGGGTTGTGCTTATTTTTTCAGATTTATCTGAAGTTAAAATAATTGCAAAAAATAAAATAAAAAATGCAAGAAAGTGTTTATAATAAATATTCTCAGTAAAAAGTTTCTGAACTTGACACGGAAACAGCTGTGCAACAAAATTTCCACCCAGTGTTACATAAAAAATAAAAAGGGGATTAATGTCCAAATCAAAATTCATTACATCCATATCTTAACTTATCTTAACCTGTATTATTATCTATATTAAAAATAGAAAATAATTTTTTATTAAAATATACATTAAAATAATATATATATTTTTTATATTTTAGTGGAAAATATAAAACTTTTTTCATTTTCATTTAATGCGTTGGTATAAATTCCCAATTTAAATCCGCGCATATTTTTTTCCATATTTCGTCTTGTTCAATTTGCTTTTCCCTGTCTTTAAGCAGCGGAAAGTATGGCAAAAATTGCGTTTGGCCAAGGAGCTCGCACAATTTATAAATCGTGTAATAATAATTCAAAAAATTGACACGATCATCAGGGCAAAACTTTGCATATGGTCCTTGAATTTCCATGAATAAATTACAAAGTTGCTCTTCAAGTTGCTGCGTCATAACAGGGGGTTTGATTCCGAGCTTGTCTTTAATGTATGGAATGTGTTCATAAAATTTATTGTATCCTAATTTTTTTAAAATGTCTTTTGCTTTCGTATTTGTAAATTTTGATAAGCTGATTCTCTCTTTTTTAATTTGCAATTTTATATTTTCAATAACTTCAGTTGGTATTTGCGTGGTTTCTTTGGCTTGAAACTGTGCAAGAATTTCTTTGAAGTGATTGATTCTTTTATAAGCGTAAAAACACGCTTCTTTGGGCGGTTCTTTATAGGAAGGTTTTTCACTTTCAAATAAATACATTATATATTTTGAACAGTGATTACATACAAGGATGCCCTCATGTTCAACCGGTATAAGTTCACCAACGTTGCAGTGTTTGCATATGTCTGTTTGAAATATGAAATCATTCACATTTATAAATGATTGATCGGTGTTGGAAAGAAATTTCTTTACATTGTTAATATTTAAACACGTTAGTTCATTTACACGATCGCTTTCTCCATCAATTTTAAAAAATGAATTTAATAATTTCGTTCTTGTGTTTCCGTTTGATATTTCTTTTTTGTTTTCAAAATAATCAAAAATATACTTGGAGTTGGTTAAATAATATTGTTTTATATTATTTTTATGCACTTTTAATGTAGATTTAATATCGGATATTCGATCTTTTATTTCGAGTTGTTTTTCAATAGGAAGAGGAGTGCTATCATTTTGATTTTGATTTTCACCGTTACTGTTGTTATTCAAAATATTTGTTAGTTCTTTCTTCTCTTTTAAAAGATTCGGTATAATTATATTTTTAACATTTGAAAAGTGAAGCTGCATTTCTTTATGGCGATTATCTAGGGTTGTGATGCTTTTATCATCAACTATGATTTTTTTATTGGTTTTATATTTAAATGTTGGCATTCAAAGTCATAAATAAAATATAGAGAGAAATTTTCACTTGTTTCGTTGACACCCGTTACTTTATATCTATATATAATTAAAAAACTTTATATTCTAACATTTTAAATAATTAAATTTTATGTTTATTATATTATTAATGTTTGGTGTTTAAAAAAACAATATTATACATAAATATTTAGGAATTTTTTGAAATACGATGGAAATTTTTGAAATACGATGGAAATTTTTGAAATACGATGGAAATTTTTGAAATACGATGGAAATTTTTGAAATACGATGGAAATTTTTGAAATACGATGGAAATTTTTGAAATACGATGGAAATTTTTTGAAATACGAATAAAAAATTATTTATTTAAAAAATGAATTACGTGTAATTTTTTGATTTTTTTTTCTTTAGCAATATTATAACAACTATATTATAAAATGGCAGGAGGATTAATGCAACTTGTAGCTTACGGTGCCCAGGATGTTTATCTCACGGGCAACCCTCAGATCACTTTCTGGAAAGTTTCATACAAACGTCATACCAACTTTGCTATGGAATCTATTGAACAGACCTTTAACGGACAGGCCGATTTCGGTCGTCGTGTTACTTGCACTATCAGCCGCAACGGTGATCTTGCATACCGCACTTACCTCCAGGTTACTCTCCCCGAAATCAATCAGCAAATGAAAAACAGCACCACTGGTTCTGCAGTGTACGCCCGTTGGCTTGACTTCCCCGGTGAACAGCTTATTTCTCAGGTTGAAGTCGAAATCGGTGGTCAGCGAATTGATCGCCAATACGGTGACTGGATGCACATCTGGAACAACCTTACTTTGCCCGTTGACCAAGTCCGCGGTTACTACGGTATGGTCGGAAACACCACCGAACTCACTTTTATCACTGATCCCTCTTTCAATGATGTTGATGGTCCTTGTCAGAGCACCGCCCCTCGCCAAGTTTGCGCTCCCCGCAATGCCCTCCCTGAAACCACTCTCTATGTTCCCTTCCAGTTCTGGTACTGCCGTAACCCCGGTCTTGCTCTGCCTCTGATCGCCCTTCAGTACCACGAAGTCAAGATTAATCTCGATATCCGCCCCATCGACGAGTGCTTGTGGGCCGTTGGTACTTTGAACCAGGGGCTCTGCGCCAATAATGCAGGCGGTCGTGTTACCGCCGCATACAACCAGTCCCTCGTTGCCGCTTCCCTTTACGTTGACTACATCTTCTTGGACACCGACGAGCGCAGGCGCATGGCCCAGAACCCCCACGAGTACCTCATTGAACAGCTCCAGTTCACCGGTGATGAGTCCGTCGGTTCTTCTTCCAACAAGATCAAGCTCAACTTTAACCACCCCGTTAAAGAACTCATCTGGGTCGTCCAGCCGGATCAGAACGTTGACTACTGCTCTTCCCTCGACTGCGACCAGTTGCTGTACCGTTTGCTCGGTGCTCAGCCCTTCAACTACACCGACGCGGTTGACGCCCTCCCCAACGCCATCCACGCATTCGGAGGCCCTGATGCCGTTGATGAGTACATTGATGCTTCTGGTCTCTTTTATGATGCTGGCGCTGCCGATGCTAACCCTTCTTCCAGCGAGCAGTGGTGGAACGCA